CGGCGAGTGCATAACCTTAAAAAATGGAGCCACCTACCGTATTGCTGCATCAACTGAGGGCGGTGCTCGTGGATTAACCGCTGACATGCTCTACATTGATGAATTGTTGCTTGTAACTCCTGAAGGCTGGGCAGCAGCTCGCCCGGTCACTACTGCTAAACCTAATGCTCAAACCTTTGTGACTACCAACGCTGGCAGTGCACATTCAATAGTTTTGAACGATTTAAGAGAAAGGGCGCTTAGTTACCCAAATGAGACATTTGGTTGGTATGAATACAGCGCAGAGCCGCATATTAAGATTTCAGATAAAAAAGGGTGGCAGCAAGCCAATCCAAGTTTAGGAATAACAATAACTGAAGCCACACTTGCCGAATATGTATCCACAATGCCTACGGATCAATTCATGCGTGAGCATTTGTGCCAATGGGTTGATGCAGCCCAATCACCCTGGGCTTATGGAGTTATTGAAGCCACATCCGACTCAACTCTTAAAATTGAACCCGGTGGCAATATTTACTTTGCAATGGATGTATCTCCTAGCAAAAGGGATGGCGCATTGGTCGCTGGCAAGTTAAACCCAGAAACAGGAAAGATTGAAGTTGGGCTTATGCAGCTCTGGACTTCTGAAATAGCCATTGATGAATTGAAAATGGCAGCTGAAATCAATGAATGGGCAAGAAAATTTAGACCTAAAGGCATTTGCTATGACAAATATGCCACTGCCGCTATTGCCGCTAAATTACAACAATCAGGGCAAAAGATAATAGAGAACTCTGGCCAGGAGTTTTATCAAAGCTGTTCCACGCTCGCCGAAGCGTTTATTCATAACCGCATTGTTCACAGCGGTCAGCCAGAATTAGTGGCAATGTTTAACAACTGCTCGGCAAAGATAAATGGGGATATTGGCTGGAGAATCGTCAGGCGCAAATCCGCTGGATCAGTGGCTGGAGCGATAGGAACAGCAATGGTCTGCCATCAATTATCTAAACCTCAATCAACTGCTCAAATATTTGTTTGACACGCGTCTCAAAGTGTGAGATTATTTGACTCCTAGTGTAAGGTTGGTGTATGGGTATTATTTCAGCGTTATTTCCTAAAACCGCTAATACTATTGAAGCCCAGCAAGCCCCACAAGTAATCAATGATCGTTTTGCATCTTTTACAGGTTTAACAACGACTCCTGTCAATAGAGATTCTGCATTAAGCGTTCCAGCAATCGCAAGATGCCATGCTTTGATTACAGGCGTTATTGGCTCAATGGAATTACAGCTTGAATCTAAAACTACGCATCAATATTTACCGAGACCGCTATGGATGGAACAACCTTCTAAATCACAATCACGCGCAGTTACTATTGCGCTAACTGTTTCAGATTTGATGATGTATGGTCAAAGTTTCTGGCAAGTGACTGAGGTTTTTGCAGATGATGGTCGCCCTGCACGTTTTGAGTGGGTTGAAAATAAACGTGTTGGCGCAGTATTAAATGATATTGGAACTTTTGTTGATTATTACACAGTAAATTCTTATCCTGTCCCAAATGATGGTTTAGGCAGTTTAGTTACATTTCAATCACTTGGTGATTCAGGAATCTTGCGGCGTGGCGCACAAACAATTCAAGCCGCAATTGATATTGAAAAGGCTGCCTCAATCGCTGCTAGCACACCGATGCCGTCTGGAATATTGCGGAATAACGGTTCAGATTTAGGTGAAGGCGAAGTGCAAGGAATTCTTGCAGCTTGGAAAACAGCGCGAAACAATCGAAGCACCGCTTTTCTTTCTGCACAACTTGAGTATCAGGCAACAGCATTTTCTCCTAAAGATATGATGTATCAGGATGCCCAGCAAACACTTGCCCTGCAATGCGCGAGAATGTGTAATGTCCCAGCGCAGTATTTATCAGCAGATTTTACTGGCAATTCAATGACTTATCAGAACGTTCAAGATGAGCGCCGTCAATTTGTTGATCTAACTTTGATGCCATATATAGAAGCGATTTCCAGCCGTTTGTCAATGGATGACATAACTCCACGCACACAATATGTGGAATTTGATTTTTCAGGATTCTTGCGCACTGATCCTATGGAGCGTTTGAATGTAATTGAAAAGATGCTTAGCCTAGAGTTAATTACTTTAGAGCAAGCAAAGGAAATGGAAAACCTAAGCCCGAATGGGAGCAACTAATGATTCTAACTTTTTCAAGCGAGATTGAAGCAACTGATACTTCTCGCAGAACAATCTCAGCAAAAATTGCACCTTACGATGAAATCGGTCATACGAGCGTTGGTAAGGTTATTTTTGAGCGCGGGTCAATAACATGGGACACACCCAAATCAGTTCTCTTTTTAGAAGAACATAATGACAAAGCCCGTTTAGGTCGCGCTCAATCTATCGAAGCTGGATCAGACGGATGGTATGGCGTGTTTAAGTTAAGTGCCAGCAGCAAAGCGACAGATGCTTTGATCGAGGCATCCGAGGGGCTGAAAACAGGCGTGAGCGTAGGGGTTACCGTAATTGACTCGAAGCCAAAAAATGGTGTCCTACATGTTCTAAAAGCAGAACTAAATGAAGTTTCTTTGGTAGGTCGCCCTGCATTTGCAGCAGCGCAAATATCAGAGGTAGCAGCAAGCGAAGGCGAAACTGCTGAAACAACCGAAACCCAACCTAACGAAAGTGAGGCTCAAGTGGAGATTACTCCAGAAGCCATAGCACCAGAGGCAGTAGTCGAAACCCCAGCGGTTGAAGCATCTCGCCCAGTAGTAACAGCAGCAGTTGGTTATACAAAGCCACGCGTTGCACCAATTTCATCTGCACAATATCTCGGAGCATCCATCAAGGCTGCAATGGGTAACGAGGATGCACGTCAAACAATCCTTGCTGCTGATGATTCAACTTCAACAAACACAGGTTTGACACTTCCAACTCACCTAACTGATTTCATCACAACAACATTCACTGGTCGCCCAGCGTTTGATGCTGTAACTCGCGCAGGTGCAGTTCCACAACTTTCATTCACAATTCCAAAAATGGGAACAGCCCCAACCTCTGCCGTAACAGCAGAAGGTGGCGCACCATCAGAAACCGGAATGACATCAACTTACGACACAATTACAGCGAGCAAATATTCATCTTTGAATCGCGTTTCCTTCGAACTCCTAGATTTTTCAAATCCGGCATTCGAAACACTTTTGTTAAATGAAATGCGTAAAGGCTACGAGAAGGCAACTGATGCTGCACTAATCGCTGCATTTACATCTGCTGGAGTTCAAGCAACAGGTGTTGCTGCTACTGCTGCTGGATTGCAATCATTTATTGCAACTGAATCTGCTGCTGCATACAGCGGAACAGGTGGCGATTACGCTCGCAAGTTAGTAGCAAGTACTGACCAATGGGCAGCCATTCAAAGTTACGCCGATACTACTGGGCGTGCTTTATATTCAGCTCAAGGTGCAACATTTAACTCATCAGGTAATGCTTCTGGTTCATCTGTTGTTGGTAATGTTCTTGGAACTGATCTAGTAATTGATCACAACATCACAACAGCAGGAATCATTGATGAGTCAGCGTTCTTAGTTGCTCCATCATCTGTATATGTTTGGGAATCACCACAAACAAATCTTCGCGTTAATGTTCTTACTTCAGGCGAAGTTGAAATTAACATGTATGCATATCTCGCAATTTATGTATCTAAGGCTGGCGCTGGCGTTCGCCGTTACAACCTAGCGTAAATAGCAATCGTGTTGTAGGGGCTTTGTAGCCCTTAGCCCCTACAATTTTTTTGAGAGGAAAACATGCCAGCAACTTATGTGACCGAAGCTGAACTTCGCGCAACACTTGGAATTGAAAATTTATATTCATCCACGATTGTTGAGGAAGTCTGTCAGGCTGCTGAAAATGTCATTAAGGGTTATTTATGGTTCAACAGAACACCAACCATTGGTCATAGCAACACAGCATCACCAAATGCAACTGGCACTTCATATTTTGAATTAAAACATCCATTCTATGTTGGAGAAACAGTTGTTATTTCTGGCAGCGGATCAAAACACAATGGAAGCAAAACTATTATTGCGGCTGGCGAAAAAGACATTACTTATGCAATTTCAGGCAATAGTGTTGATGCAAAGCCATACCATCCCATTGCTCCATACGGATTAGTAACCGGAGATACTTATGTTGATTTTGCTACTGTTCCAGAAATCCGTGAGGCTAGTTTGATGGTTGCTGTTGATATTTGGCAGAGCAGACAATTATCAAGCACAGGTGGCGTTTCTCCAGACGGATTCAGTCCGGCTCCCTGGAGAATGTCAAACAGCATAATTGCAAAAATTAGAGGTTTAATTGCGAATTGGATAAATCCAGCAGGGCTTGTGGGATGACAGTAGCCGTCACTACTCTCCGCGCAACTCTCGCAGCGGCTTTATCCAATCCAATGGTTTGGTCGGTATTTGGA